CTAAAGTGCCGTCATTGTTATATTGCGTAATAACTGCATATCTTCCTGCTGCTAGATTTGTAAATGAATGAGATTGATTACCATTACCTGTTTGAGTTGCTATTAAAGTAGAATTATTTACTACAATATCTTTTGTACTAGTACCATTTAAGATTGCCGCAGCAACTAAAGTTATATACTCCTCATCAGTAATATTAAGTTTATACAACTTATGTACAAAAGGTAAAGCCTCAGTGCTATTAAGATTATTTGCTGGAACAAACTGAAAGAATCCATCTTCTCCTAAATTCCATATACCCACACCATCGTTATTCCAAAGACTCCATTCTGCCGCTTCTCCTCCAAAATTTATAATACCATCTGTAAAACTAGTTCCTGTTGGAGAACTGGTAGCATTAGTAGGATCTATATAAGATAAAACATCTGGAAATGGTGCAGTAAAGTCGTTTGCTCCCCCTGCTATAAAATTACCTGTAACTTCATCGCAGAATACACAAAGTACATTTTGTCCTGTAGCTGTAGCATCATAATTTATTGCAGTGGCATCACCACATCCATAAGTAGTATCTGGAGTACTATCATCTTTTTCAACAATAGTAAAGTTGTAAGAATCAATACAATTATTTCCAGATTCTGCTTTTAATGCATATACTCCTGGAAATAAAGTGGTATAAGTAATAGTATATGGAAGAGCCTGATCAGTTAAATCTACACCTATTGTACTAAAACTTAATGTAGGATTATCTGGAGTTCCTACTAAATTATATGCTATACCTCCTGTAGCTGCGCCACTTAAACTTGTAACGGTAATTGTTACTTCTCCGTTTGCAGTATCCTGTGCTGCATCTTGAACATTAGTAAAAGTATAGACAAGATCATTATCACATTCTATACAACATCCTCCATCTACATAATTACCAGCATACTCATTTATTACTGCAGCAGTAAGCGTAGTACTATTACAATCTGATGCATGTGTTACACCTGAATCTACACAAGGCAGTGTTTCGTCTGTACACCCTCTTAACCAGTAATTTTCTGCAGTAATACTTGTACACACACTTAAAGGAGCCTCTCCTCCTGGAGGTGGTATGTCTGGTAAATCAAATGAAATTATCTCACCAAATACTACAGGTCCTTCTATAGCTGGTGTATTAACATCTGTAACAGAAGAAGAAATAATACTTAAAGATTCGTTCTTAGTTCCTCCTGCAAATTTACCTACAGATTCTGAGGTAGTTCCTGAAGGTCTATATTGTAAATTGTTTAAGAATTGATTTTGTAAATCATTTGATGCTACGTATGCAAATGTACCATCAGAAGTATAGTAAAAATCTGTTTTACTACTTGTATCTAATTTATTAGAACTAGAAGCTGGATATACTACGGTTTCTTTTTGTCCTTTACCCTCTGGGTACTGTAAACTATCATTAAAGCTAAAAGTTTGACTATTTATATCTTTAGTCTCAGTGAAACTAGAAGTTAAAGAATCAAAAGGAACTGCAAGTTTTTGTTTATTTGATGGAACTGATAATGTTCTTTCTTCAGATCTTCCAGACTGAAATTTTACTTTGTATCTTAAAGTTGAGGGATTAGAAACTAATCTTGATATAAGTTGAGTGTGTCCAGATCTAAGCCTAATTAAATTATACTTTGTATCTTCTCCAGCTATTGATAGTTGTACAACAGGATCTGTTAAACTTCCTGTTGCTATAACATATAATGCACCTGTAGAATCTCTAAGACACTTTATACTTAAATACGATAGTCCTTTTGCCATTAGCAGTTACATCCACAGTGGCCGCTACACATTTCAGCAGCCTTGTTATACTTCTTTTCCGCATTAGCTATTATCGCGTTTCTTTCAAGTAATGTTCCTGATGCGGTAGCTAACTCAGCTTCTGCTGTTTTTAATAATAAAAATATTTTTTGTGCTGATACTAAATCATCAGAGCATTTCATGCACTCACAATTACAATCAAGCAAGTCTTCCATTTTCTTGGCTAAACAACATAAAATATCACAGCTTACTAAAAGTGCGCTAGTAGCTACTTCTACTCCCCCTTCTAAATGCGTTACAGTCATTATTCCTCCATATCCAGTTGATGAGTTTGCTAACTGAGTTGCTAAATTTACAACTCTAGTGTTAGTATTTCCTCCTGGGAAGTTATACTCAAAACTGTTATCTCCTAATGCAACTCGTATTGAGTGTTGAGGATTTGCAGCTGCTCCTGTTACTGTTATTACTGCCTTTTTACAATCAGCAGTTAGAGATACGTTTAATGAACTGGGGATATTTACTGGTAATAGTGCCATGTTGTTTATATTTTATAAAAAAAGACCTACAGGGGAAACTAGTCCCCTGTGAGTCTTATGTATTAAGCAGACTAGTCTGCTAAAATGTACTCTACATAAATGTCTACTTCACCTGCAGTTAATGCAGCGTCAGCAACAGTAAATGTAACTTCACCCGATGCTGTTGTTAAAGCAGCAGATGTTCTAAGTAAATGATAGTCAATGCCAGAGTAAGCAGCATTGTTAAATGCTGTAGCAGCTTTGATAACTACACCACCTATAGCTAAAGCTACAGTTGCAGAACCGTCACTTGTCATAGCGGTCTTTACGTCTGTCCATGCTCCGATAATCATTGCATTAACAGGTAACTTAAAGTTATTAGCTGGGGTAATTGCACTTGCAGCACCACCATCAATGTCGAAATTGTATTTAGCTCGTCCTAAATATACTTGAGAAATTGCCATGTTTTAATGTTTTAAAAGGTTAATAAATTATAATATTACTGGTGCAAAGTTTACACTAGCTGCATAACCATTTAACTGATTCTCAAATAGTACACCATCTGCATCACCTGCTGGTAAAGCAATGTAAATTTCAATTAAGTTATCTACTCCTTGAATCTGAGAGTGAGAAGATCCGTCTTTAGTAGCTACAATGTGATACATATCATATGCAGTACCTGTAACAGAACTTTGAGCTGGAGTGTTAGGTAATTCTACTCTGTTGTAGAAACCGTAGTTCACACCTCTTAATTCTTCTTCCATGTCTTTCACGTAGAAACCATCACCAAATCCTCTTGATCCTGCAGTTTGGTAAGAAACAGCCATAGTAGTTGCTCCACCTTCTGTGTTATCAAAAGCCGCGTCCATGTGTACTAACTCTTCTTGAGTTTGACCATCAACTCTTACTTCACCTTTTTTGAAACCAGTAATATCTACAGTACCGTTACCGTTGTCAGTAACTGCTCCGTTTACCCAGTAAGGTAAATCTGCATCAATAGCTGCTTTTAAAGCGGCTCCTTGAGTTGTTGGAGTAGCACCACTTGCTACAGTATACTCGTAGTTTTTGATCTCAAATGGCTCAGCGCCATTAGTAAGATTAATAATTTTGAAAGAATGTGTACCTGCAGCGCTTGCGTTAGTAGCTAAAGTAATTCTCATTACCTCTGCAGTTTGTGCAACACCGGACTGTCCGCCCCATGCAACTATGTCTCTACCGTAAATCCAAGGAGATATAATGTTTACATCGATCCCTGAAGGGCCACCTTGTACAATTCTAATTTGATCAGAGTCTGCGATAGTATCACCAGCAACTAATGAAGTAGGTCCATCAGAAGATAGTTTTTGAACATCAACAGATCCGTCAGCTAAGAGACCGTTAGTATATGCTACTGTTGTACCGTCTCCAATTAACAAATGTCTTGCCATTTTTGTAAAATTTATGCGGCTATGCCGCTATTAATAATTATTCATTCTTTGTTACCTCCATAATCGCAGATTTGTATCTAGGATCACTTATAGCTTCTAATATACTGCTTACCGTCATAGCTACAATTTCTTGATGAGTGTGCTCTGGTAACTCGCAGTCAATCCCCAAAGATAAGGATATTTCGCCTGGCTTTCTAATGTACGTTATTTTTACAGTGTCTATTATAAATATATCACTAGTGTATACATCTATAGAGTTACCTCTCATTGTTGTTAATGGAGAAGTATATTTTGTAGTATTAAACGGATCACTTAAAAGCGTAAATATGTCGTCTTGTTGTGAGAATCTATTTCCTTCAGTTATGTTAGCTGAAAAAGAAACTGGTTCTCTTCGTTCTGCGTAAGTAGTATCCATAAACTCTAGCCCTTGCGGTGCTGGAGCTGTCTCACCTACAGCTGGTACTCCAACAGCAAATGTTCTTTCTCCTAATGAACCATCATAGCTTATCCAAGGATATGATTCAATATCTACTACTACTATAAAACTTCCTGGGTAATTTAGAGTTTCATACTCTTCCCAGTAAATGTCAAATCCTATTCCAGAATTATCTATAATATCTTGTTTAACTGCTTCTATATTTGAAGGATAACTTTCTGGTGTCCATCCTCCTGCTATTAATGCAGCTGAAGGATTCCATATTGACGCTGATGTAGGATCAACTCCTGTAACATCTGCTACCATATCAATACCATTTACAAATGCAGAAGAATTATTAGTTGCATTATTTGTAACAAAGTTATTTAAACTTAATACAAAATAGTATTGAGCTGGAGGATTAACTAGTGAGTAGGTTATAGGCCTACAATTATCTATCCACAGTGTTGATTGTTGATTTACCAAATACATGTAATCTCCTGGCAGTTGGAAAGTGTCAACAAATATATTTATTTTTAATTGCTCCTTAAATGATACAGGAGCTTCATACTCACGCACAAGCGTACGTAAGTCGTCTATTCTTTTTTGAGATTCTTCAAAACCTTTTCTGTAGATGTTATTTCTACCGTACTTGGTATTGATAAACCTGTACATATTTTTATTTAGTTCGATGTCTATCTCTTCGGATAGCAAACTGTCAGCTTGGAGTGAATTAATCTTATCCACTCCTTGCTGTACAGCTATATGCATTTCAGTTACATTCATTAAGATGCTAGTTGTTTAAGTTTTGCTCTTAAAATTGTTAATTTACCTGAGTTCTTTTTGTCATTCAAGTGTATAACCGTGTCATCCATAGTTTCTCCTAGTACTTCGTCGATAAAGATAACTTGGTTACCTATCTTTCTTAGAACGCCTGCAGTAACCATTGTTTCAATTTCTGCTTTTAATTCTAAGTGCTTATCTTCACATACTTTGATAAACTTCTTAGGCGACTTCTCCTTAATGTCGTAAAGCATGTTTTCAACTTGCTCTCTTGTCAACGTATCAGGATTCATACTACCTACTAGTCTGAACACTCTTCTCATCTGCTTCTCGTCATTAGATACTTTGATAAATGCTTTATCTGCATCTTTCTTGACTTGAATATCATTGTTACGCTTCATATCCTTTTTAGCAATGTCATGAATATAAAAACGCTTTTGGGAATCCCCAATCATTTCTTCTTCTGATAATGCTACATGTGGATGTTTCAATGCAAAATGATATTTAAGATAATCAGTAATATCAATAGGATTTCCATCTTCTGTTTTTCCTACTTCTAGTTCTACACCTTCAAAGCCTACTGCGACAGTAAATTCTGCCCAGAATTGTTTAGTGTGTTTTGGCCACTCCATGTGAGCGGGATCTACGTCTAACATTCCGTTTAAATAAGTCTTCTCATCCGCAGGATTAAAAGGCTTAAGTGGTTGTCTGTTGACATATACGCTACTTAGTTTCCTAACAGCGCTTGCGTTAATTTCTTTAGGTAAGTGATTGTTAATCGGCTTAGCCCTTAAATAAACTTTTTTACTCATAATGTAGTACTTTTAAAGTATTAATTAGTGGATGTAAAGTATAACTCTCCAATATTTTTAAAGTAAGGATGTGGGGGTTTTACCCCCCACGACCTTAACCAAAAACCAATATATAGACTTGCGAATGCACGCCTCTTTAACTTCCTAATTTAGGAAGCCACACATTGGATGTCTAACGAAGTATCAAATCTACGTAAGCAGATACCCGCCGTCTTCAACATGTGTACACTTGCCCCATCAACGTCTGATGCTCTTGCGTCTGATCCTGAGAAACCTCTAGGAACTACAGAACCTGCAACACACCAACGCATCATCTCACGACCTTTCTTAGAGATCATTGTAAGATTAGCTTGTCCGTCATAGTTAGACTGGTCAACAAATACCATACGGTAAGACTCTAAAGAGTAACCAGTAACAGGGTGTTTTCCACGAGCTTGTGCAACTGGACCGTGATCAAACAATGGTAATTTTACCACATTGATTACATGACCATCTACGTGCTCATATGTAGTGAAGTAACCAGTCAATCCTAAGTTACGTCCGCTACCTGTGATGAATCTGTTCTCACCACCTACTTTGAAGGAGTTACCTGCAAAGTGTGATTTAAGAGCTTCATCAAATTCTCTTGCGCCACCAGTACCAGTATACAAAGTAATTTGCTTCTGGTTAGCGTCTGTCATTTGGTAGAATAAATCACCAATGATGTTTTTCAACTTAGACTCAGTCATAGTTGAGTAAGTATCAGTGTTTACGATTTGCTCGAATAAACCAGGACCTACAATAACAGGCTGTCCATTCTCATCTTTCATAAACGTGTTACCGTTTGCATCATAAGTTTTTTGTCCGTACCAGTAGTACATTTCACACTCTTCTTTGAAGTCAAGCATGTGTTGGTACTCTTCGTAATCCATCCAAAGTTTTGTAGAACCTCCACCTTTAGTTGGTAAAGAAAATTCTGCAACGAAATCTTTTGCATGTCCTGACATGTGGTAAGATTTACGTACTGTTGTGATTTTGTTACGAACTTTTCCTGGAGCTTGCCAGTTAGAAGCGTTACCTCTTGAGAAGTCAACACCTACTGGTGCATACAATTGAGCCCAAAGATCACCTGCAGTAAAACCTGAAGTTAATACTGTAGCTGCTGCTGGGTTTACTAATTGTAATGTATACTCCCAACCAGAACCACCTACATAAGGCTTAGGCTCTTGCATGATACGCGCTAGTTCACCTTTTGAGTTTACTAATACGTAAGGGAAAATAAATCGTTTGTCAGGGAATACTAACGTAAAAGTTGCTCCTCCCTGTCCTAAGTTTGCTCCTGCATTTGACACAGCCACTGGACGAGTTCTCAATTTGTGGGTAGCCACACGATATTCATACTCTAATCTGTCGATTGATTGAACGTTACCAGCTCCTTCTGTTAAGAAAGATAGTGGGAAACGTTTATCATCCTTACCAGACAAATGTGTGATAATCGGAGAAAGTTCAGTTGGCTTAGACAATAGTGCATTTGCCAGACTATTCATGTCTGTCATCTGCGAATCATTATAAAACGTCTTTTGAACGCTAATGTTCGTTCCATTCAATTGTGGCATAATTATCTAATTTTTATAAAGTTAAGTTGCATTTTAAAATTGCCATTTTTAATTAAAAGTTAAGATCTAAATCATCTAAGTCTACTTGCTTACTCTTACGTCTTTGACGTCCTCGTGCGCTTTTAACT